AATCCTAAGACTGAAAAGGATAAAGGCAGAAAAGCCTCGTTTTGTGCTCGTATGGAAGGTGTAGTAAAGAAAGCTAAAGGCCCAGCAGAACGAGCCAAAGCATCCCTAAAAAACTGGAATTGTTAAGGAAAAATCATGCCACTCAAGAAATCAACAAGTGCTAAAGCATTTAAAGAAAACATCAAAACTGAAGTAAAAGCAGGTAAACCTGTAAAACAGGCAGTTGCTATTGCTTATGCAGAAAAGAATGCAGCAAAGAAAACAACCAAAAAAGGAAAATAACCATGATTCAATTTACTATTGCCCAAATTAACGAACTATTAGCCGAACTAGGTAAAATCCCTTATGCCTATTCAGCACCATTGATTGATGGCATTAAAAAGATTGCTGAAGGTCAATTAGCAGAATTGGCTAAGAAAGCAGAAGAACCAGCAGCAGTAGGTGTAACACCGGTAGAAGTAGAATGACCGCACCAAACGTCTATATTCCTTACCCTTATCCGCAATCTATTGAAGAAGTAGAAGCGGATATGAACGCTATCATCTACCAGCCTGAAGTACCCCAAGAGCTGCAAGACCAATATACAAACCTTAAAAACAGTCCTGAAGTCCAAGCTGATGTAGACCAAGCAGAGGCTAATAGTGACAGTATGGACAATGAATGATAGGATGTGCTTAAATAATAGGCAGTTGCTTAAAAAATAGGCAGAAAAATCATGACATTAGAAGTTGATTCAACTGTAGACAAAGGTGGCGCACCTGAAGGCAATCAAAATGCTAAGAAGGGTAAGCTTTTCTATGACCAGTTAAGGATGGTTTTGGTACAGAATGACAAGTTTAAGCTGCGTAAGATTGCAGACAAGCTTGTTGAATCTGCTGAAAAAGGTGAAGCGTGGGCCATTAAAGAGATTATGGACAGAATGGATGGCAAGCCTGTTCAAGCACAAGAAATCACAGGAGCTGATGGTGCAGAGCTAATAAAAGGCATAGCAATAACCTTTGTAGAACCTGATGGAAACAAAGAAGGACAATAACGGCTTTATTTGGCCTCAATTTCCTGCCAAATTAAAATGCCTATTTGACCCAGAACATAGCCGTTTTCGAGTGCTTTATGGTGGTAGAGGTGCTGGAAAATCGGTCAGTGTGTCTAGAGCTTTGCTTTGCAAAGGGATTGAAAAGCCTTTAAGAATCCTTTGTGTTCGTGAATTTCAGACTTCCATTAAAGATTCGGTACATAAGCTATTGGTAGACCAAATACATGAATTAAAGATAGAAGCTCATTATGAAATAACTCAAACTACCATTCGTGGAAAAAACGGCACAGAGTTCATTTTTGCTGGCATTAAGAATAATGTTAATAATTTGAAATCAATGGCTGGAATCAACTATGCGTGGCTGGAGGAAGCTAATAACGTTAGTTTCAATTCCTATGAGGTTTTAATTCCTACGATTCGTGAAGCAAATAGCGAAATATGGGTTACCTTTAACCCTGAGTTGCCAACGGATGAAACTTATAAAAGATGGGTTTTAAATCCACCTCCTAATGCAATAGTTCAAAAAATAAACTGGTCAGATAACCCTTGGTTTCCTGAAGTATTGGAAATTGAACGTCAAAACTTAAAAAATAGGGATTTTGAGGCTTATCAAAACGTATGGGAAGGCTTTACTCGGTCTACCATCGATGGAGCAGTATTTGCCAAGGAAATGCAAAGGGCAGAACAAGACAATCGCATTACCAATGTGCCTTACGATGCAACTAAGCCTGTAATGGCGGTGTTTGATATTGGTTGGGCTGATGCTACGGCAGTATGGTTTGTGCAGTTTGTAGGCATGGAAACTAGGTTAATCCGTTATTTTGAAACCACTCAGACCACAATGAGTGAGATTCTAGGCAGAATGCAAACCTTTGGCTATGTCTATGACACCTTGTATTTGCCTCATGATGCTAGAAATAAAACCATTGCATCTAATGGCAGAAGCATTGAGGAAATCGTTAGAGCTGCAGGATTTAAGGTAAGCATTATTGACCGAGTGCCTGTTGCTGATTCTATTAACGCTGCTAGAACCATATTTAGTTCATGCTATTTTGATAAAAACAATACGGCTGCAGGGCTAGATTGTTTGCGACATTATCGGTACGATGTAGACCCAGATACCAAAGGATTTAGTTTAAAGCCAGTTCATGACAATTATTCTCATGGGGCTGATGCTTTTAGGTACATTGGGCTTATGATTCAAGAAAAGAAGATAGTCAAAAGAAAACCAGTCGATTACAATATTTCAAGCTGGATGGGCTAATAAAGGAACAATATGGCGGTCTACGACTCAGGCAATGGCGGTATATATTCAGGCGAATATGGCGATGATTATGAATCCGGAGTAATCGAGGAAGCTAAAGAGTTTCTGCGATTCTGTTCCGATAATGATTCTAATAACCGAGTAGAAGCCCTCGATGACCTTAAATTTGCAGGCGGTGACCAATGGCCTGTAGAGATACAAAATAGCCGACTATTAGAATCTAGACCTTATTTGACCATCAACAAAATTGATGCGTATTGCCGACAGATTACCAATCAGCAAAGACAACAACGGCCTCGCATGAAAGCGCATGGCATGAACAATGATTCAGACGAGAAAGTAGCTGAAATTATTACAGGTATCTGCCGACATATTGAAAACCAATCCGATGCAGATGCTGCCTACGATAATGCTTTTGATTTTGCAGTACGCATGGGTTGGGGCTATTGGCGCATTACCCATGACTATCCAAGACCTGATAGCTTTGACCAAGAAATCTACATCAAGCGCATTGAGAACCCTTTTATGGTCTATTTTGACCCTAATAGCAATGAACCTGATGGCTCAGATGCAGAGAAATGCTTAATTACCGAGGTTATTAGCAAAGAAGCATTCCGCAAAATGTATCCTGGTGCAGACGATGGCGCAGGCTTTAATCCTCGTGGCACAGGCGATAGTCAGTCCGAATGGATTACAAGAGAAGATATTCGTGTTGCTGAATACTTTTACACAGAACGCAAACGCATGAAACTATTGCTTTTGTCTGATGGCACTACTTGCTATGAAGATGAAAAGCCTAAAGAAACAGTCATGCAAGATGCTGGCATTTATGTGGTATCTAAGCGTGAAACAATTAAAAAGCAGATTAAATGGTGCAAGCTGACCGGTATGCAAATCCTTGAGCAAAGCGATTGGGTTGGTAAATATATCCCAGTAGTGCCTGTTTATGGTCAGCAGCTTATTGTCGATAGCAAGAAGAAGAAGTTTGGTCTTACTCGCATGGCTAAAGACCCACAGCGTATGTATAACTTCTGGTCTACAGCCCTTACAGAATCCGTAGCCCTTGCCCCTAAAGCCAAGTTCTTGCTTGCAGAAGGTCAAGACGAAGGTCATGAAATGGAATGGAATACGGCTAACGTTAAATCCATGCCTGTATTGCGTTATAAGCAGACTGACTCAGATGGCAGACCAGCACCAGTTCCTACTCGTATTCAGCCTGAACCTCCTCCTGCTGGAATCATTACAGCATTACAAGGCTTAGATGGCGATTTGAAAGCGGTGGTCGGTATTTATGACCCAAGCCAGCTACCTAACGGCAATCAATCAGGCAAGGCAATCAACGGAATGCAACAGCAATCCGATATGACTAACTTCCATTATTACGACAATTTGACTCGTTCTATACGTCAAACTGGTCGTATTATTGTTGACCTAATTCCGCATATTTACGATAAAGAACGAGTTCTACGCATTATTGGCGCAGATGGCAAAGGTGAGTTAGTGACTCTTAACAAGCCAAGCGTTGATGAACAAGGTGTAGAAAAAGTCTTAAACGATGTAACAGTTGGTGAATATGACATTGTGATGGAAACAGGCCCTGGCTATGCTTCTAAACGTGCCGAAGCTGTAGATTCTATGATGGGATTATTCCAAGCTGAACCAGCACTTGTACAAGTTGCAGGTGATTTATTGGTTAGAAATATGGATTTCCCAGGTGCGGATGTTATTGCTGACCGATTGGCTGCATCTAACCCAATGGCTCAAATTGACGATAAATCTGATGTTCCACCACAAGTTCAAATGCAGTTGGCTCAGTCTAAGAAGATGATTCAGGACTTAGAACAGCAAATTTCGCAGATGACTATGGATATGAAGTACCGAGCTTCTGTTGAGGAATACAAGCAACAAGCTGAAACACAGCGTAAGCAGATGGATATTGATGTACGCAGAGAAGATACGCATATTAGAACTGCTACCCAAGCCCAAGATACTGTGATTAAGACTGAAACACAGAAAGAAATTGAGCAAATGAAAGCGCAATTAGCGTTATTATTAGCGAATATGGATGTTAAGTCTGAAAGAGCAGCTTTAGATGAAGCAATTGAACGTGGTATTTAATCGGAGAAAATGATGCCAACAATTACAGGTGCAAACGTAACAGAATGGAAAATGAAGGAAATGGCTCGCAGAGCTGGTAAGAAATATGAGCCAGAGCAGCCTAATCCATTCAAAGGTATGGACAAAGAGCAACTGAAAGAACAAAAACTATTGATGAAAGAAGCTAAAAAAGCATCAAAAGAAAAATAGACAAGAATTATTTTTAGTAGTATTTTTAACTTAAATTGGAGCTTGAGAAATCATGGCCGAGCAAGAAGTTGTAAGAGAAGCAGCAAACGTAGTAGATAGTAGCAACGCAGCAACCTTTTATGCAGAAAGATTAGGTTTAGCTGACCAAGAGCCTACTGAGGCTGAATCTGTAAAGGAAGATTCAGAGCCAGAACAGGTCGAGGCGCAGAGTGAACCGGAAGCAAAGGAAGATGCTAAGGAACAGAAGCGTGGTGACAAGCTTAATAAGCGGTTCGATAAAGTAACGAAAAGGGCTCAGGAAGCTGAAGCCAAAGCTCGTGAACTAGAGGAACGTCTAAAGAGTTATGAAGCAGGGAATGTTACAAGACAAGAACCCCAAAGGGTTGTGTCTAGTGATAAACCCCAAGCAAGCCAGTTTAATGATGCTTTTGAATATGCAGAAGCATTAGCGGAATGGAGTGCGGAAAATGCTTTAAAGCAAAGGGATGAGCAAGAAGCTAGTCGCAAAGCGCAAGAAGCTCAGGAAAAGCTGACAAAGGCTTGGAGTGAGAAGATTGCAAAAGCGAAAGAAAACTTGCCTGATTTTGATAGGATGGTGAAATCATCGGACATAGTCATTAGTGACCCTATTCGTGATTCCATTATTGATAGTGATGTAGGCCCACAACTCCTATACCACTTAGCTACAAATGAGGACTTTGCAAAGGAACTGACAGAAATGCCAGTTGCTAAGGCTCTTAAACAGTTAGGCAAGTTAGAAGCGCAATTTGAAGCTAAGGATACCCCCAAAGCTGAGAAGAAAAATGTTTCAAGTAGTAAAGCACCTGAACCAATCAAGCCGTTAAGCGGTGGCAAAGTTGGCAAAGATGTAATGATTGACACCAATGGTGAATTTCATGGCACTTATGCTCAATGGAAAGCTGCAAGACAGGCTGGAAAAGTCAGATAAACCTAATTTTTTTGGAGCAATAAATCATGGCAAATACCTTACTTACCATTAGTAAGATTACTAACGAGGCCTTAATGGTTCTCGAAAACGAATTAACCTTTACATCAGAAGTAGACCGCAACTATGATGACCAATTTGCCGTTGTTGGCGCAAAAATTGGCGCAACAGTTAACGTTCGCAGACCTGGTCGTTTCATCGGTACAACTGGCCCAGCTTTAAACGTTGAGGACTTGAACGAAACTTCAGTTCCTGTAACTTTGAGCACCCAGTTCCACGTTGACACTCAGTTCACAACTCAAGACTTAGCTTTGTCTTTGGATATGTTCTCTGACCGCATCCTAAAGCCAGCAGTTGCAGCTATTGCCAACAAAATCGACTTTGATGGTACAACTACAGCAGCTTTGAACACAGCTAACATCGTTGGTACTGCAGGTACTCCTCCAACAGGTCTATACACTTACTTGTCAGCACAAGCGTATCTTGACTCTGAAGGCGCACCACGTGATGGCCGTAGAAGCTGTATCGTTGAGCCATTTACATCTGCAACTATTGTTGACAGCTTGAAGGGCTTGTTTGTACCAACAGAAGCGATTTCTAGTCAATATACAAAAGGCTTGATGGGTCGTGACTCTGGCGGTATGAACTGGAAGCTTGACCAAAACATCGTGTCACAAACTTTTGGTAACTTCTCTAGCTCTACTGTTACTGCTTCTGTAGCTACTACAACTGCTACTGGTTTCTTGACCTCTGGTTGGGCTTCACAATCCACAATCACTTTGACTGCTGCTAATACAGGCACAATCAACTTGAACGCTGGTGATACATTCCAAATCGCTGGTGTGTATGCAGTTAACCCACAAAATCGTCAAGCTTACGGCACAAACAAACTACGTTCATTCGTAGTTAAACAGGCTGTTTCTGTGGCTTCCGGTTCTTCTGTTTCTGTAACAGTATCTCCAGCAGTTATCTCTGGCGGTCAGTTCCAAAACGTAAGCATCCCTAGCCCATCAGCAACTGCTGCTGTGACATTCTTTGCATCACAATACAATGCAAGTGGTAACGGAATCGTTTCTCCACAAAACATCGTAATGCACCGCAATGCGTTCACAATGGCTATGGCTGACCTTGAGTTGCCTGAAGGTGTTCATTTCGCTGGTCGTGCTTCCGACAAGGAAATTGGTCTATCAATGCGTGTAGTTCGTCAATACACCATTAACAATGACTCAATTCCAACTCGTGTAGACGTACTATACGGCTGGGCCCCACTCTACCCAGAGTTGGCTTGCCGAGTAGCAGCGTAATAATCGCAGGGGGTAAAACCCCTGCTTTTTAACTAAATTTAAGGAATAAAATCATGGCAAATCCAGGCCCAGCAGTAACAAGTACCACCCACCCATCGAACCTCAATAGCCAACAGGCTTTGCGTGTTTTAGGTGTGTTAAAAGGTGTATCTACCGCAGCAGCAGCAGACTTTGCTGTTCAAATTAACAATAGCGCACTTTATGTTCCTGTTTCTGTAGTTGTTGCTAACGCAAACAACAACGGAGCAACACAATCTGTAGCTTCTGTTAACTTAGGTGTTTACACAGCAGTTAATAAAGGTGGCACAACAAGTATTTTGACAGCAGCAGCTTTGACCGGTCAAACTACTCCATCTTATGTAACTATTTCAGCAGCTTCAAATCCTAATACAGCTCAGACAGCACAAACTGTATATGTAAATATTTCTACAGCTTTCGCTACTGCGACTGTTGACGTATATATTTACGGCTACGATTTAAGCTCTGGCCCTTACTAAGGCGAACTGAAGTAAAGGAAGAAGGCCATGCCCAAAAAGCGTGGCTTTTTTTCTTATTTAACCTATAATTGAAATACCTTACTTAAAGGAAAAATTATGTCTAAGACTACTGTTTGTCGTGGCAATATTATTGCCCAATCTATCGTTCAAGTAACGCTTCCATCAACAACTATTTCAGGTACAACAGCCGATGTAACTATCTCTGTTCCTGGTGTTCAGCCTAATGACTTTGTGCAAGCACAATTTGATGCTGCTTTAGTTACTGGTATTTCTATTGGAAATGCTTTTACTAACACAGCAAATCAAGTAACTGTTCGCCTAGTAAACTCTACTGGTTCTTCAGCTACTCAAACTGCTGGTACTTTGTTGATTAAAGTTTCAACTTGCGAAGATAGTCCGATTCCTACTAACGTAGTTTAAGGAGTTAAATAATGTCTTATAACAGTACATTTACTCCGCAAGGAGCTACAGTTGTTGTAAGTAACTCAGCAGTTCAGGTGAATACTTCTAATAACGTATATCCTAGTTCATACAGAATTAGAAATCTGTTGTCAACTGCAGCTTATATTAGCTGGGCCCCACAAGAGCCTAACAATGCTGCAGTAACTCCAGTTTCAATTACTCCAGTAGCAGGTACTCCTGCACAATATACTGTTGGAATGTTGCCTAATTCTATTGAAACCTTTTGTTTGCCACCGAATTGCTGGTTTATTGCAAGCGCACCTAATGCGTTTGAGGTAACTCCAGGTGAAGGAATGTAATTATGTTAAGAGCCACAACAAGTATCAATACTTTTTCAGCTTTATCGTACCAAGGGACTTGGAATGCTTCTACAAACACTCCTACATTAGTTTCTAGTGTTGGTACTGCTGGCTATTACTATATTGTTAGTGTTGCTGGCTCTACTTCATTAAATGGCATTTCTACATGGAACGTAGGTGATTGGGTAATCTTTAGCAACACCGGTGTATGGCAACGAATTGCTGGTGGTGTTACAGGAACTATTAACGTTACCAATGATACAAGTAGCAATACAAACTATAACTTAGCATTAACCAACATTAGTTCTGGTACTGCATCAACGCTTTATGTAGATTCTCCAGGTGTATATTTCAATCCATCTTCTAACACTTTAACTATTTCTAGAGCTTCTGGAGCTAATTTAATATTAAGCTCAAATACTGACAATTTAAGTACAAGTTTAATTATTGATGCCAAAACAAATTCTTCTACAAATACTATTGGCTCAAGTCAAATTGTATTTTCTCAAAGTGGAAATAATCATTGGGCATTTGGTGGGCAAAATATTGGTTTTGGAATACCAAATACTAATTACATAGGAATTTGGTGTTATGACAACAATACTTCTCCATTAAATATTACTCCTACTGGTGCTTGGTCTATTAGTGGTACAACTGCAAATAATTGGACTAATTTTGGTACTGCTGGTCAAGTTTTAACTTCAAATGGGCCTAGTGCTGCTGTGTCTTGGAGTAACCCAGCTAAAACTCCTGCCACTACTTATAGTGGATTAGGGTCTGCATCAACTGCTGGTGCTGGAGCAAGAGGATTTATTACAGATTGCACAACAACTACTTTTTTAGCAACGGCTGCTGGTGGTGGTTCTAATCCAGTTCCTGTTGTTTCTAATGGTACAAACTGGCTAGTTGGTTAATTAAAGGATAGCTATGGCTAATCCAGCCAAAACAGTAGACCAAAATCTACTACCTG